ACGATAGCTGGAGCGTATCCATTGGCTTCCACCCGGACGGCCCCAGAATCTCGTAGGACGGAGAGAGCTTCGGCGATGTCACCAACGTCTAACGTCATCACCTCGTGCTGGATAGGCGCACCATCTGCGCCGGTATGCTCCACTCTGGCTGGGGAATCCATGCCCATCAATTGTCGAATATCCCCGATAACCTGCAAACAAAGCCGGGTTGAAACAGCATCCGCCTGCAGCATCAACGGCCAATGGACTTGCAACACCTTCGTCAGCCGTTCTAGTGTCAACGCACGGTATTCACTGGCCGATGGCTGCAATGTGCGCTGTAAAGCCGACTCAACGGCGGCAATGGCTCCGCTGTGGCTTTTATAGCCTACGCTATCGGCTATCTCCTGCCAGGTTCTTCCCGCCATCCGCAATTCCAGGGATTGACGCTGTTTATGGATGGCTTCTATGCGCCGTGGTGATAGTTTGCTTTCCGGCATTATTACTCCGTAATACACCGCTTACATACCGGGTTTTCACGCCACCGATTCTCTTTGTGCATCAGTTGCAAGGCTTGCATCTTGTCGGAATTCCAAGCCGTTTTCAAAGTCATACTTTCTATATTACCAAGGGCTAATTTCTTCCCGCCCATCTTACAGCAAGGCAAAATATCACCTTCATAATCAACAACCAGTTGCTTGGATGGGAAGGTGCAGCCCTCCGATTCCATATCCGGTTCCTTAATGGTCAACCCGCTATCCAAGTCAGGCAAATCGTTCATCTTCTGGAAGGCAAGCATATCGACTTTATCCTGCCAGAATTCTCGAAAAGCCTCCTCCTCGTGGGCATTTAAGGCGTTTCGTAAAAAACTGACTCGAACAAGTGGATACGCCAGTCCCCGGCGGTTCCTTTCTTCCACAAAATCCAAGATATTCTTCACTACGAGGTCGAATTGACCGGACAGTCTCTGCCTATTATATGTCTGAGACGTTGCAGCATCCACGGAGATAAAGACCTTCGTGATGCCACAGTCCAACATAGAATCCCGCCTTTTATCGTTCAGCAGCGTTCCATTTGTGACCATGTACACATTCAGTATTCCGGCGGCCTTGGCATAGGCTATACACTCCTCCAGGTCTTTTCGCAGCATTGGCTCATTGATATAGTTCAGCTTCAGCCCTCTAACACCAAGCGCAACCGCCTCGTTTATCAATGCCTTGTATCGTTCTATCGGCATTAACGTATTCGGCCTTTTATCACCGTACCCATGCAGGCAGAAGGGGCAACTCATGTTGCAGCCACCATTCAACTCAATATCTAGCTGAACGGGGCTTGGTAGTTGCTCAAACTGCTCTGCCCTTTTGTAGTTGTCTCGAAATAATCCCCAGTCATGTGAATCAATTCCTACAGGGCATTCATCCAACAGGTTCCGGTTATGTATGTCGTGAAACAAACTCATTGTCTGAGAATCAGCGGGAATGCTTTGCGCCAGTTAATTCTATGATGCAGGCGTTGATACTTGGTTCCCATGACCCCAACGGTTGTGCAGGAAGGAGCCGCCATTACCGTATAAAAGGACTTCACATAGGTGCCCGATTCCTGATAGACCTCAGACATCCCGCCGCTGTTTAATTGTGTCGGACGCTGGTCAAGCTGAAGTTCTTGGTCAGTAAAGAATAACTCCCCGGTTCGCCCTAGGGAAACATAGGTGTTGACATCATCGTTGAGCCTGCCTAGGAACCGTATGGGCTTTGCTACAGCACAAACGAAGCTGTTCATTGCCTTTCGTCGGAATCGCTGAACCAGGCCACCTCGTTCCTGATGGTCGCCGCCTTGGGATAATGCAATCGTTTTTATCGGCGTGGTTTCGATAAGTCTTACCAAGGCGTCAAAGACCATATCAAGGTTCCCAATTTTCCAGCTATGGTACTCCTCCTCCTCGGTGGAGATATTAAGCCGGTGGCCCCTTCCCGCCCTCCGATAACGCCAGCCTGTATAATCATCGTCAAGCTCGATGAAGTACTGATACCCCATCTGCGTTGCCAAGTCCCAGCAGACATTTCTCGCCCAGAGAATAGCACGGCGGTCTGGGGAGTTATCGAATTGGTCGGTATACTTCCCGACCTCATCCTTGGAGAACACCAGAACATCATCGCCATAGATGCGCCTATATTCCTCGCCGGTTTCGTCCTCGTCATCTATGACGATAAATATCTTCCCAGTATAGCCGTGGGTTCGTAGCGTCCGATAGGTGTCAACCTTATCTGGCCGCCCATGCGTCAGTATAAAGGCGCAGAAGTCTTTACGCATTTGGATAGTCCTCGTGGAAGGCTGCGTCGATGTCCTCCTTGAGACGCATAAACCCATTCTCAATCGCCTGGTCATAATCAACAATCACCAGGGCAGACCGCTCCATCAATGCTTGGATGTCCGGTGCGGAATGGGCGTAATAGTTGGCGATACGTTGGAAGTTAAACGCAACGTGCCTTTCGGCGGCGTCCAGCAGGAATTGGCGCACCTCTTCGGGTAACTCCGCTTGTCTTATCTCATCTATCAATCTATCAGCAGTATCCCTATCCACCAGCGAATCTATGCTTGGTTGCGGCCCGGTGGGTTCATAAATCGGGATGTCAACGGTCTGCGTGTAAGGATTGTCTAATACCGGCTCGGTCAAACCCGTCATGGGAGAAAGGACGCCATTTGATAGGGCTTCCAGCATGGTGTCCAATGCCGGGTCATGGATTGCTGTTTGCCCCAGCAGTCGCAGCAGCGCATCAGTGTCGGTGGTTGCCATCGCTGCGAGAGGGTCAAGGGTTGCCAACAGCTTGTCGGCCTCCTCCTCGGTCACATCCACAATCAAGACTGGCACCACCTGGTCGCCCATGACTTCCTGGCGTAGATGCCCATCTATAAGCTCCAACCCGTCCGGTGTTTCCCTGGCGATGACTGCATCAGCGAAGCCGACATCCTCCAAGATACCCTGCAAGGCTGCCCGTTGGCTGGCTGGGTGCCGCCGCCAGTTCTTTGGGTTGGCTTGCAATTCGGATGCAGGCACTCGCCTGAGTTCTTTGACCCGGTCTCTGAAAGTAACCATGATGCTCCTACTGATGTCGGTCTTCGCCGTCCCAGTCTACTATGTCACGGCTCATACCCGTGATAGTCCAGCCGGTCTGTTTGGCCAGCGTTGTCTCCAGCACCCGCAGAAAATTGCGCTCCTCGTTGTCATCCATCACGGGCATGGGGGCTTTTGGCAAGACGCCCTCCACCCGAAAATCGGGGACGAACCCGTCTGCGGTAGTCCCTCTGGCAGTCCCTCTGGTAGTCCCTTTGGTTCGTAGCATACCCAGACACTCAACTTCGATTTGGTGGCACATCGGTGGGGTAGATGCCCAATGGGTTGCCAGGTAGCTTCCCCGGTTCACTGCGGATGCAGGGTTGTAGTAAACCAGCAGCACACCCTCTAGGTGTGCGCTTGAAGTACCCTCCGGTATCCGTTCCCCTAGCTCTAGTCCCATTTAATTTAACACCCTTTCTCTTAGTTAAATTTTGCATTAAATTTGGTTTTTAACGTGTTAAACGGGGCCGTTAAATTGGCCAGAACCGGCCCGAATGCAAAACTAGGTTTCTGTATATATCACAAAATGTAATACTTAGTATTACCACGCTCCGAAAATAAACACGCCGAGACGGCTTCCAGAGCCGTTTTGCGGGTGATGTGTTTTTTTGTTAACCAAGGCGTAGCGGCCTCGTGTAATCCCACAGTTTTTTTCATAGGCACAAACCATTACAAAATGTGATACTGAGTATTTGGCACTAACTACGCCAAAACCGGCCCTTCGGCGATGATTGCAGCCCGTTTTCCCACCTCTTGGATGTTCCGCATCAGCATCAATTTCTCGTTGACTGGAAGGGCTGGCCGAGGCTTTGAAAGACCTCTAGCCCAGCGGAAAATCGTCATATAGGTGACTCCGATTTCTTCGGCGATGTGCTTGTATGTGACCCCGCCATGATGCAAGTCAGCCAGCAAAAGGGCTGTCGTATCCGGTGATGATATCCATCGGTGGGCCTCTTGCTCCATGTGTTCCCTGGCCTGCACCCGTATCGGTCTGAGTGTTTCCTTCCGCACAGTACGTCCCGCCATCGCCCCTCCATCAACCTGTCATGCACCGCAATCATAGCGCAAGTTCCGCCAGCCGTCCAACCGGGAGTTAAGGCTACCTATATATAACTGCTAGGCCACTCGATTTGTGAGGAGCAGAAAATTGGTTTCAAAATTGCCTAAAATAACAGTTGACACATAACATTCTGTTGTATATTATTATCTCAGTCACCCAAGCCAACCAAACGGAGGCAGCGATAGACCAAAACAACCACCAACATAACGGGAGTTCCCCGGATGACTCCCTCCATCAAATCCGGGTGCAAGGGCTTCTTCGGCTACTTAGTTTCATTACGGTAAAGGGGAAGTAGGTGGGAAGGTAACAACTCACCAACAAAAACTCAGCAGGGTGGCACACCTCACGGCCCCCGGACTTCAAAGGCGGGTTAACCAAATATCAGGTAATCAGGGACGGTGCAAACATAACTGATTGCCAGCCTTCCTGCCCTCGCTAACAACAGCATGATGAAAGCTCTACACGCCACGGTTGAAGTAAGCGAGAGTAACAGGCCGAAAGAACCAACAACGGTGAGGCAGGGGATGCAAGGGCATCCCCTTAAACCCTAGCCTGGGTGCCAAGGCCAGGTAAAACGCAGGGTTTACATAAAAGGAGAAAACGATGCCACGAGTCAAGGGTCAGTCCAACAGTTACGATTGCCGATATTGCGCACAGAAGGGAGAGACTAACCGGGTTATAGCCCGGAACTACTATATATACAACTTCAACACCCATGCGCCCCAGGGGCCGCAGGGCCACCACACTTGCTCGTTCATGTACGCCGCTGACAACACGAAAACCGGCATCAAGATGGGTCAGCGGTTTGTCCCGAATATTTCGGTCACCTCCGAGCCGACCACAGAGCCGGTTGAGCCGACCACGGAGCCAATCACCAATTCTATACAGGAGCCAACCAACATGAGCAACAACAACTTCGACTTCGGCGGGTTCATTCAGGGAATCGTCCAGAACGAAATGGTCGAACTAACCACCAAACAAGCCGACACCGCTGGTGTCCTCAACAACCTGGTAGAAACCATCAAGGCCGCCGCTGCTGAAGCGGCCAGGGCCGTTACCCCTACGACCCATGAATACACCGTTACCGTCAATGGAGCGGTTGTCCATCAGGCCGCTGGTCGCCCCCATTTCAAGATGGACAGGGTTGTTAAATCGCTGGCTCGCCGCAAGCACGTTTGGCTGGTTGGCCCTGCTGGCTCCGGGAAAACCACCGCCGCTTCGATGGCGGCTGAGATGCTGGGTATGAGGTACAGCGAAATGAGCCTTGGCCCTGCTAGTAGCCAATGGGACTTGAACGGCTTCAAAAACGCCAACGGCGACTATGTCCCTGGTGAAATGCGAGATACCTACGAAAACGGTGGAGTCTTCATGCTGGATGAAATCGACAACGCCAATCCTT